CGTCGAGCGACGGCATAAACTGGACCTCCCGGCCGCAGGCGTGCATGAAGAGCACCTTCCAGCGATCGGGCGTGTACTTCCGGCCGCAGTGTTCTTTCTGCGCCGCGATGTCCGTGAGCATTGCCCACATGCGGTCGTTCTGTGCGAGGCTGCGCTTGGCGGCCTTGAACTCGATGCGCGTGCCGGACGGCGCCTGGGCGATGTACCGGGCGGCGCGCTCGCGATCGAGGCGGGAGTTGATGGTGATCAGGTGGCGGCTCATGCTGCGGCCTTCGTTCCTTCGTAAGCGCGGATACGCTCCACGGTGGCGCACAGTTCGGCGTTGAACTGGTCCACGTCGTCTGAAAGCTGTTTGATGTATTCGGCGTCGCGAGTGACGCGCACGACAAAGAGCGGCAGCTTTGGACAATAGCTGGCGAAGTCCCACCACTCGCGTTCGGCTACCCAGATATTGCCTTGCACTTGCGCCTTGTGCTCGGCCGGCAGCGCGCCCTTCAGCAGGCGGGCAATCTGGACATGCGGGAGCGCGCTCTTGATCTCCAAGCCACCGTCGTTGCCAATCAGGCTGTCGGGGCTACACCCCTTACGGCCGTTCACGATGAAGCCGACGCGGTGCGGCTCGACGCCGTTGAGGAAGGCATAGAGCTTTCGCGCTTCGTCCTCCTGCTCATGGCCGCGCTCCATGTGGTTGTTGGTGTAGTTCTCCATCGGCTCGCCCGTGATGATCTCGCCGGCAAGCTTGTTGAGGTACGTGCGGCGGGTCAGACTGTCGCCATTCTCGCCCTTGCCCTTGGCGCGCATGACGGTGGCAAATTCCGATGCCGTGGGCAGGCCGAGGCGAGCCGCGAACCATTCTGGCGAGCCTTGCTCGCAATCGATGATCTTCACTTGGCCTCTCCCTTTTCCTTGCCCTTCTTGAGGCCAAGGGCGTAGATGGCGCTGTCGTATTTGCCGGCCGGAATTGACTCGATGCCATCGGCGCCGAGATAGGCCAAGAAACCCGCCATGGCGGTGCTGTCGAACATGGCTGTCAGGTTCTTGATTTTCTCGGCTTGCTCAGGGGTAATGTGGCCGCCATTGCCCGCAGCCTTGCCGTCGTCGTCTTCAGTCGCGGCGAGGCCAAGCGCCTGCGTGAGCGAATAGCGTTGCAGATACGTGAGCGTTGAGCCGATCGCTTGAATGGCGTTCTTGCTGCCGGTCGCATCGGCCGGGCCGGCAAGCGTGTTTTCCTCGACGTGGCCCGCCTTGTGGAATAGGATGCAAGTGACGTGAATGCGCTCGTCCTGCACCGTGCGGAAGCGATAGCCGAGGCCGTGCTTACCGAGGATCGGATCGACCACGCGGGCATAGGCGGCGAAGTCGGCATACCGCTTGCTGTTGTGGCCCTCGCGGTTCTTGGTAATGACCGGGATTTCAGCCTTCGCGGCGGCGACCGCATCGTTGAATGATTTGCGCGCCTGATTGGCCTCCCACCGCTCTTGCAGAGCCATGAGCTTTTCCAGCACTTCCATGCTGGCGCCCTGGGTGACGGCGCGGTCGAGCATGTCCATGGGCGTCATGGATACGACGGCGCCGGGCTCGGCTCGCGTCACGGCTTGATTGGTCTGCATGTCGTTCGCCTCGATTTCGATGACTTGGCCGCTCATTGCGTCATGCCCTTCCAAAGCGTCAGCAGCATTGCGGCGTAAGCCGATCCCCACGCAGCCGTGGCAATGACAATCGCGACGACGACGAGGGCGCCGATGTAGCTGGGGGCTTGGTCGCTATGCATTGGAGGCTCCGGTAGCTTTGGCGATGGCGGCGCGGGCGCGATCAGCGACAAGATCGTTGTTCATCCATCCGCTTTCGGTTGACCATGAAGCGAGCAGATCAGTCAGCGCCCCCAGCAGCTCAGGCGCGGCCGCGATCAGGCGGGCATTGGCCCTCGCCTGTGGGATCGGAAGATCATCTTCATCTTCGGGTTCGATCGGAACGATCGCGATGCAATGCCACTCATATGATTGCTTGCCCGCCTCAACGATCCACGGAGTTTCCTCGCCCATCGGGGTTTCAATGGTCCACGGCCCCGGCGTATGCTGTTGCTCACCCATCACAGCGTCTCCCCGCTGAAATCCATCCGGTCCGCCCAGCAAATCGCCGGCTCGGGCGCGTAGTAGGCGCGGCGCAGGTCTGCGAGTTCGTCCTGGTAGGCGAGGATGTCATCCATCGCCGCGCATCGGACGCTCTCGGCAAGCTTGAGCGCCTTGCGTGCGGTGGCGCTGAGTTGCAGGCGAGCCATCCGCTTCGCGCGGTACTGGGACATGCCTTGCCGCATGTAGGCGCCTTCGAGGACTTGGAGCTTGCGCTGGCGGGCGCCATGGATGGCCAGCCGGCGCTCGGTCTCGGCCTTCGCCTTGGAAATCGCCGGGATGTCGGGAAAGGCGTGGATGGTCATGTGCGGCCCCTTGTGAGCGTGCCGCATAATACGCATACGAATAGAGGGAATGCAAGCGGAAAAATACGTGCACGTATAAAATACGTGCCGTTAACTTTTCCACAGCTTTCTATTATGCGCCGCAATACGAGCGGTATTTGAGGATTACTGGGGCACGATGCAGGTAACGCGTGCCGCCCAGTCGACCGCCTGGTCTATCAGCGGGGCGCCAAGGACTGAGTAGAGATCATACAGCCCCGGGCCGCGGCCACGCTGCAATTTCTTGATCAGCACCCGGCCATCCCCCAGCCCGACGACGCACAGCTTGCCCAGAAGGTCGTCTGTCGGAGGATCGCGGCGATCGTGGTAGTAGATAAGCCAACCATCGTCCGCCACGCCAATCATGCTGTCGCCCCTTACCTCCACAGCAACCATGCTCTTTTTTTCGCCCACCGGAGGCATCGCTACCTCTCCGAAGGGTCCTTGGCCCTCCGCAAATTGCGCTTCTCCTCCCGCTCCAACATATCCGATAAGTGGGATACCGGACAACTCGCCGTTGTCGACGCCGTCGATTACGCCCAAGGCGCCGGCCAGCCGCGCGATTGTGGCACGCTGGTCAGCATCGGGTTTTTGCTTCCCTGAAATCCAGCGGGAGATTGTCGGCTGTGTAACCCCGATTCGACGCGCTAATTCCGTCTGGTTCCCCTCGATCTCTCGAAGCATGTCGGAGAGAATCCGATCGTAGCGCATGGCGTTCATATGCGGATGCGCATTGATTAAGGTCAAATACGACGACGCATGAAATTGTTGACGGGGAAAATTCGTATGCGTATTATGCGCCACGATGTCTCGTCCGATCGAACATATCCGCCGCCACGTTTTCCAGCTCTCGCAAGCTGCGTTCGCCGAAATTGCTGGCGTAACGCAGCCTACGGTTTCCCGCTGGGAGGCCGGCGAGTGGGAGCCGAATCGCGACGATCTTGAGCGCATCCGGCAGGCCGCTATCGAAAGCGGCAAGCCGTGGAGCGACGCTTGGTTTTTCGAGACGCCAGCCGTTTGCGAGGCGGCGTCATGAAATCAGTTTCTCATCAGGCCCGGCCCATGTCCCCCCTCGTCTCCCTGGCGGGCCTGACGGGGCGGCAGCGGTGTAGGTCAACCCCTCCTGCGCTGCTGCCGCTCCTGCCACGCGCGGGGTGCGCATGATCTGGTTTTGGTTCATCGCCAACGTCGTCTTGGCTGTGATTTGCGCGCTGATGGCAACCTACGGGCCGATACCCGTTCTGGGCTGGTTTGGCTGCGCTATCTGCATCATCGGGGCCGCCGATGCGTTCATCTTCATTCGTCGTTCTTCCGCTTCGTCGCTCTGACCAGCGCCGAAGCGTCCTGACTGCCTGCGTTTCGTCTAATCGAGTCCACTGATCGTCTTCGCTGCCCTCCATCGCCGGAAAACATTGGCACAGGAGGGCTTACGTGATGGGCAAGAAGTTCTTGCGCGAGGAGCAAATGAGCGACGTTGCAGTCAATCAAGCAGCATCGTGGGCGCGGGTTCTGACGCAATGCGAAAGCCGTGGGCCGGGCGACCTGCCCAATGCGTGGCGGCGCCTGGAAGCCCGTTACGGCGTGCCGGTGCAGACCTTCTGGGCGCTGCGCTACCGCCGCCCCAAGGACATCTTAGCCTCAATCTATTTGCAGCTCAGCGCGGCATATCAGGCCGAATGTCAACGCCAGATGCGGAAGCTCGCGCATGAAATCCACATCACCAGACGGATCGCCGGGGCTGATCACCCTGCGGTGGCACAGGCTCAAGCTGTGGTGGACAAGGCAAATGGCAGACCTGAAGTCGCTCGCGGCGTGCTGCCGGTTTCAGCGCCGGTACAGCCGTATGTTTCCGCGCCGACCGATGAAGAAATGGAATTCCCGGAATTCTTGAGGCGCACATGAGCCTTCACCCATTCCACGCGGCGGCGCTCCGCAATGCCCGGCTGCGCCTCGTTGAGGATTCAGCCGTCAGGCAAAACCTGTCGGTCCACCTCAACTACGACGTTGCTTTGGCGCTCCGTAACTATGCGGCCGAGTCCATGGTGAGGCCCGAGACGATCGCCGCCGAGGCACTGAGGGCTTATCTAGGGAAAGCGTAAAATGAGTATGGCCGACATACAGCAGCGGCGTGATCGGCTTTGGTGCCCGGCCAAAGGCATTTCGTCGTCAGAACTGGATATTGTTTCAGCACCGGGATTGCGACGCAAGAGAATTCAGAAGGCGGCCAAACTTGCCGTCATCGAACGCGGCCGGGTCGTTTTCAAGGAACATCGCGCCTTAGAAAAAGCCGTGGCGAAAGCGAAGGTTAAGTATCCCTATTCACATTATCAACAGCGTCCAGAAAATGCGTCAGCCGATCCAGATCGCCCGGAGCCGATCTTTGCCGAGCCGCCAATTGTCAGCCCCAGCCGTCGCCGCGTGACCATCCGCGCCATCGCTCAAGCCGCCAGCCAGCATTTCCGCATTTCCCTCTTGGCACTGGTGGGCAACCGCCGCGACCGCGAAGCCGTGCGCGCCCGCCAAGTTGCGATCTATCTCGCCCGCGAACACACGATGCATACCTACAAAAAAATAGGCGACCTGTTCGGCCGGCGCGACCATTCCACCGTCATCCATGCCTGCCGCAGAGTCGAATGGTACTTGGGGCGCGACATTGAACCCTGGTGCCGTGATGTGGCGACGGTATGGGTGCTGGCGCAGCAGCCGCCTGACGAGGTGCCATGAGCCGCTGGTGGCGCGCATACGACGAAGCGGTTGACGATCCTAAGCTGTGCCTGCTGACGGATAAGCAGCACCGCGCATGGTTCAATCTGTGCTGCATCACGTCACAGAACGGCGGCACATTGCCTAGCTTAGCGGCCATCGCGTTCAAACTACGCGTGAAGCCAGACGCGGCCAAGCATATCGTGGCCGAGCTTGCCGCCCTTGGCTTAATCGACTTCGACGTAAACGGTGACGCCGCTCCGCACAACTGGGGCGGTCGGCAGTTTCAGTCTGACGTTTCAACCGACAGAGTGAAACGTTTCAGGGAACGACAAGGAAACGTTTCATCCGCCGTTTCTGAAACGCCCCCATATACAGAAGCAGAGACAGAACAGAAGTCCTCGCTTCGCTCGGACTGCGCACGTAGCCGGAAAACACGGCTTCCCGACGACTGGCGTTTGGACGAAATCGGACGCGCCTACGCCCGTCAAAACGGGTGGGACGAACAAAAGATCGATGCCGAAGAAACGCGATTCCGTGACCACGCAAAAGCCAATGGCCGCAAGCAAATAGACTGGCCGGCGGCTTGGCGAAACTGGGTCACATCGCCATTCCAGGAGACTAGAAATGGCAAGAGAGCTGGCAACTCGACCGGGGCAGGACGCCGCGGAGGCGATGCTGTCCTTGCCGGCATGGGCAACATCGCGGATCGCCTCGCTGGGAACCGTGAAGATGCCGGGGGAACCGGAGAAAGTTTACCTTTCGACCGGCCTTCCCGAGTTGAGCGGTGACGAACGTACCGAGATCGGAAAACAGCTCGCGCAACTCGCCAACCTGACCGTGCCGAAGCCCAATGACGACAAGGCGAAGCTTGTTCTGCTCACCCGCATGTTGCTCGCCTATCCGTCTGCCGGCATGACCGAAAAGGCCGCAGAGGCGCGCGGCGAAGCCTATCTTTTCGTGCTGGATGACATACCGGCCTGGGTGGTTGATCAGGCCATCCGAACGTGGCTGCGCGGCGAAACCGGCCACCTCGAAAACATGCCGCAAAACGTCGTGGATTATCGCTGGGCACCGCCCCCGCCTGTGCTCCGTCACGCCTGCCTGAAGGCCCTCAAACCCTTCCGCGACGTGGAGCGCAAGCTGGTCACGCTGCGCGATGCCAAGCGCCTCGATGCCATTCTGCGCGACGGGGAGAGCAAGAAACCCACTGCTGCCGCCGCGCCCGTCAAACGGGAATTTCAACCAGCCTGAAAGGAACTGACATGAGCGAATTTACTCAGTACCGCCGCAAGCAGATTGCCGAGCTTCGGCCCTACATGGACGGCGAGAACATGGACGGCGTCAGCGTGTCACCGGAAGACGCTAGGGCCGGCAGCCCAAAGCCCGGCGACATGATCGCCCGCAACCCGAAGAACCACGCCGACAAGTGGCTCGTGGCTGCGGCGTATTTCGCGGACAACTTCGAACCCGCAGCCTGAAAGGAAAAGCCATGATTTGCATCTTCAACCTGACCCAGCTCGGCAACGTCGCTGGCTGGATTTTGGCAAGAAACACGAAGGATGCGGCAAGGCGCGCAGATCGCGGCGGCAAGCCTGAATTAGCCCGCATACTTCGCAGTACCAAGACGCTGCGTGGCCCGGATTGCATCATTGTGGATGGAATCTTTTGGACCATGATCGCCGGGGAGCCGGGCCGTTGACCACCGAGCCAGACCCGATTGACTTCATCGCCTACCGCTTCCTGCCGGTGTTCCTGGTCGTGGTTCTCGGCGTTGCGGCGTTGGTGTGGTGGAAATGGGTGCCGGGATGAGTATTTCGTGGCTAAAATCACTAATCTGGTTTGCGGGATGCTGGGCGCTATTCGTTGGCCTTGCCTTTCTTTGGGAGGCAACAGGAGAG